TTTCGTGTTAGCCTAATCATAGTGCCACCTATTTTCTTTATCGCTTCTACCTCATTAGGAAATCTTACGTCTGGTATAATGGCTACTTCTGATTCTTCTCTAGTAATAGCATTAACCGTAGCTTTAACCCAAGCGTCGTTATAAATTCTTCTTACTATATTTGTTCCAAAATGTTGTAAAAAATCTCTTGATGTCATATATCCAGATTTGCCATCTGGACACTCTGGAACATTTTCCCACAGCAGATGAGTTAATTCATTTTTATCTTTATCTGATCCATATACCTGTCTAGCTTCAATGCCAAAAATATTGATAGCCATTTCCTTTAGCGGATCAGCAAAGTGGTATACTTTTACATATGGCCACAATTCTTTACATGCATATTGTACAAAGTCATTGTCTTTTCTGGTAACGTCGAATTCTCCAAATCCAACTTCGCCGTTTGTGTCACTTGTTTCTACTATTAGCTTTCCATCGTCATCAATATAAAAACTTCTAATCATTTCTCTAGACAGGAGAATGTGGCCATTTATATAATTTGCCACCGTGTTTTTGCCAGACTGTTTTCTTCCAGATATTCCTATGACCTTCATGTGTTCTGACCCTTTAGTTGTGGTAATATATTGTCTTTGATCTGTTGAACTGTCATCTCTCCTATATCTTTGGTTAAAATTCTAGGAAATGATAGAGTATATAATCTATTTAATTGTCTGGTTATTTGAAGCTTTGCTTCTCGTCCAGCTTGATCATTATCAGTTAATAACACGATATTTGTAATTGGTAATTTGCTCAGTTTTAACTCTTGTTCTTTGCTTAAAGATTTACCAAACATGCCTAATACATTGTGTATACCGGCTTCGTGTAGCTTCCACACATCGCCCTGACCTTCCACTAAAATAACAGAATTTGTTTCTTTAATAGAAGTTATTGCTCCATGATAATTATAGAATAAATCAGATTTCACAAAGCCCTTGGGGTAAAATAGGAACTTTGGCATCTTATATTCTTTTACCGTTCTACCTATGATGGCGACAACATTTTTTCCAGAATCATCGTGGATTGGTATTACAGCACGATCATACATTTTTGAAGACGGGTTTTTACAATCTCCCACGCCAAAATGCTTTAAGGTTTCTGGCTTAAAACCCCTGCTTATGAAATACTGAGATGGATAATCTAATTTTTCTAACGTTATCGGCTTGTGTTCAATGGATATTTGAGGAGTGTTTATAGAAGATATTAAGTCAATAAAATAGTCTTCTTTAACAAGTTCGGCCTTGTATGATACGCCACGATTTTTAATAGATAAAAACTCACACGCCCATCTTAATGCTTTAGAAAAGCCAACGTCTTCACCAGCCTCTCTAGATAAAGATCCTCGTATTAAACCGAATATATCATTCCTGTACTGGTGTTGACAATCTCTTGTCCAGCACTTCCATATTCCTTTGTCTACAGAAAAAGAAAACGCTCTAGGATTGTCACTGTCATCATGAACTGGACATGTTGAATATATATTATCACCAAGCTTTTCGCAAACCATTCCTAGTTTGGAAAATACATCATCCGCTCTAGAGTTTAATTTATTCTTGATCGTTGATAAGTCCATTTATTTTTATCTTTGCTAGACCCTCATTGTCTACTAAACCAGTATCACCAACGGGCTGATTTTTAAATTCATTTCGGGTTTTTAGTTCTTTTAGTCTGGCATGCGCCCCGTGCATAGCCATATTAATATAATCACCATCGTCAACACCGCCGCCGTGACGAGACACAATTGGTACAAGCTTTCTATTACCAGCATTTGGGCCGTCTTCCGCAAGTTCCTCTGGAGACTTTATTTTGAAAATACTAAAAGAAGTACATAGCCAGATAAGTCTATCAGAACCGCTTACAGCATCCGTACTTTCTTTAGTTATACCATCTCTATTCAACTGCACAAATGAGAGACATGGAATATCTAGCTTCACACATAGATTATGAAGTGATGTGATTTGAAAACCAAGAGCTTGGTATTCTTGAATATTGTTTGTGATCGAACTAGAGGACATTAACTTAAGATAATCATATATAATAAGGCAATCATTAGTCTTACCATATTCATCTGTCTTTACCTCTTGAACAATCCACCGTTTGATGATGTTCAGTATTTGTTCAAACGGCTTGCCAGCAACGCTAATATAGCTATATGGAATAGTCTCTAGTTTACCCATAGCGTCTAGCACTTGAGTATACTTGTCTTGATCAACAGTAAATTTACCTGTAGCTATATCATTAATTGGCACATTGCTAATATTAGCTAATAACCTATTTAAATGATCTTCTTTAGACATTTCAGTGTCTAGCATTAATACAGGAACACCCTTAGTGGCAACATTAAAAGCCACATTGTCTGCGAATACGCTTTTGCCCACCTTTGGCCTAGCCGCCACAAGGTCTACACACTTTCTCCTTAGTCCTCCACCGATAGCCTCATCATATTTATTAAAACCGGTTGGTATTCCGATAATGTCGCACTTGTTTTTCTCTAGAAATTCTACATAGGTTTGTATTTCTTTGCCTATCTTTTCTGGAGATTCTCCACCGTCATCTTCTCTAAGAAATTCTGTAACGGGGTTTTCCAGTATTTGCACTATATCATTAACAGTTTCATTACCAGTAATCTGTTCAATATCCTTGCTAACTTTAGCTGTTAGCTTTTTAATCTTTCTGGCAAATTCAAATTTCTTTAACTGAACTCCAAAGCTGAATATATTCTCCCTATTAATGGGAAAATCTAATAGAGATTTAATATACTTAATCTCTTGTGGAGTATTAATATTCTCAATAATGTTTAGACTAGTAGCAGCAGCCATTAAAGATGGTAAGTCTACCTTTTGACCATCATTAATAACCTTTTCTATACATTTATATAGTAACTGATTATTAGCATGTCCAAAGCTATCTACGCTAATAAGGTCTGATACATCTACATATCCCTCAACTCCATGCTGTAGCAGTCCTGCTAGAACAGCACGTTCTGCCCCAATGTCTAATAGATTATCCATATATTATTTACCAGTACACCTGTTGCATCGTGGAAATTCACCATACACGTATCTAGAATCTTCTTTAAAAGTTTTGCCACAAATGTGACATTCTAAATCCACCTTGTTAGCCGCTGGCTTGCGTCTAGGTGTTCTATCAAATGCTGGAGTTTCTACATCTCTAAACTCGCCCTCGTCTTGCCATCTATTTTCTCTACCTCTCACGGCTTCTTTTCTCCTACTTTGAGTAGTGCTGTCTGTCTTATTTACTTTAAAATTCTCATCTATCATCACAGACTTAGATGTAGTGAGTTGTTTTGTTTCTGTGCGTTCTGGAGCTTTTGTGGTTTCTGTTCCAGTATTAGCTATTAAAGCTTTTAACAAGCTTTGCTTTTGATCTTCCGATAATGATAGTAAAAAATCTTCTAGGCCGCTCATTGTCTCTTACCTTTCTCTAATAGTATATCGGCTTTCCTTTTTAGTTCATATACTTTTCCGTCTAGAGCTTGCAGTCTTGCTTCTGCCACCTCTCTCATATTCTCTAATGATGCCGCATAAGAATTGCTTTGTGATAATATATGCTTCTTGGATTCATGCTTAGTATACTGCCCAAACTCATCGCTATGCTTGACTATTAATTTTTCCATTTGATCATGACACCAGCTTAGTGCTACCTTATTTTTATTTATTTCATCTTGTATATACGTTGCGTAACCATACATCAAGTAAGCCGCATCAAAAAGTTCATGCTGTGTGAGCTTTTTGAGTTGATCTGACGATAAATCTGATACTAATAAATATTCTTCTCTAAATGAAGAAAACTTAGTATTACTACTATTTATATAGTTATTGATTGATTCAATGTGTTCTGATAGCTTATCAGACGCTTTTAATTCTTTGTCGCCACTCATCATCACTTTCTGAATATTTAAGGGTTATAATCTTTATGTCATTAAGTCTGCACCACTCTATCTTATCGTCATCCCTAGCCTGACCCTTTAGGAAGTCAGCTTTGCTACGATGAAAGAATGAGCAAAACTCATAGTGCTGTTGTCCATGAACCTCAATAGCTAGTTTAATAGAAGGAATGTAAAAGTCAAGGTACAAAACGGATTTTCTATGAAGCTCTGTGCTACCGGGAAGCTTTACTTCTTCTAGAATTCTATAACTATTGAATAGTTCTTTTAGTAATTTTCTGGCTCTAACGTGAAACTTTGACCTTTTTCTTTTATCATCGTTAAATACGTCATAGCCAGTTAAATTCCATACATATTCCTTACCATTTATTCCTATAACTTTCAATGTAACTCCTTAATCTTATGATAGATCAAATTAGCCATTGTGGGATTATTATTTAGGAATTCTGCCACGTTGTTTGAACCTTGAAACTTAAAGAATCTTTCTACTTCGTCTGGTGTAGTAGATATACCATTAGTAGATAGGATTGCTTGTACATCTGGATGATCTAAAGAATCCACAGCGCACTGAATAGTGTACCACGCTCCAGAAGTTTTGATTAGTCTAAATTCACAAGCTATATGAATGATTTCTTGTACTTCGTCTATGCCGATACCATAACGTATCCAGCTTTCTGCGGTACTATTTGGCCTACCACCAGCATTAGATGTTTTAACTGACCAGTTAGCAATTTGACCAACGTGAGGTCCAGTATCCTTTGGTACTTGCCATTTTCCTCTATGAGTAATTACCATATTGGTTCCAGCTTGATATTGCAACATATTACCACAATCCGCCATCTTTTGTGGAGCGTATGGTGATCCGCCAGTATTAGCAATATTATGAGTAATACAAATTAGGATAGTTTTATTCTTCATAAGAGTACCGCTAATACGCTTAAAGAACATTGATAGTAATCTAGGTAAAGCGTTTCTTACGCCGGTTCGTACTTCACCCTCTAGCTCACACGCTGGAACCATATTAGATAAAGAATCTGTGATAATTAGACAACCGGGATCGTTGTTAATATAATACTCAACAATATTAAGAAAGTCTTCTGCTGATAAAACACGATCATCTGTAGACTCTATAATTAAGATATTATCCGGCTGTAGGTTTTTAATACCTTCAAAGTTTTGCTTAGAAAGTCTTCCTTCTGTATTGACATAAATAACCCTCTTGTTCTTTGCTTGACATTTTGCTGCAAAGTGTAGGGCGGTAGTGGTTTTGCCACTTTTTGGATCGCCCGTCATAACAACTACAGAGCCTTCTCTTAGACCTCCACCAAGTGCTATATCCAAGGCTGGAGAAATGCCTATAACCTCTAGACTATTGATACTTTCTAGAACTTCTGTTCCGCTTCGTACAACTTCTCCATACTTACTAATTATGTTGCTACTAACGCTATCTTCTGAAAACTTTGTGTTTACTTTCTTGGTTTTGCTCATAAGTTCCTCTGTTTAAATAAAATATTTTGGATTTTGCTGGCAGATAGCTGGTGTCAACCAGTACGATTGTAATACATCTTTGTAGACTGTCAATATGTAATTGTACTCCCAATCTATTGGTAATGCTATCTTGTGTTCTATCATTTTATTGAAAATAAATTTAGCCGCCTTATTTTTTATTAGTATAAAATCGGAGCATCTAGATGCGCTTATTTTAATAAATTCAAACTTAATATTCTGTATAATATGGGTGTATTTTTCGTATCTATTCAAATTTATCAATGGTGTATGCTCATTTAGTCCGTAGTATAATGGCCATTTTCCAGATGTGGGAAATAAAACATTGCAATCATTAGGAAGAACATCTATTATTTCATTAAAAATTTCTGCAAACCTATTTATTAGTAATATATCATCTTCAATAATTATCGACCATTCATCAGCATTATTTTCAGATGCTAATTTCAAACATTCTAAATGATTAATACATAAGGACTTAGACACATTTGAAAGCTCGTAATTTGAACTCAGCCAACTAAGGTTGATGGCACCTTTTCTATCATCATTGATGGGTGTAAATAATTCATTGTTCTGATCATTACTTTCTTTATATATTTGCGTAATACTGTTACACAAAGTCAGTTCTTTTAATAGTCCTAACTGTGGTAATAAGTCTGGCGTCCTAATATAATTATCGTCATATATCGCATATATATTGGTAATGATCATAAATTTCTTAAACGGTTCATGGTTGCCTTTTTTGTATTATAGCTCTGTGTAGACCTAGTTTCAACTGGTTTTTCTGGCTCATCAATCACTGGATTAAGATTTACTTCTATCTTTGTTTTTGATTGCTCTAAAAGTTTCTGATGCTTAGCTATGACCTTTTCTGCTAAAGGATTAATCTTATATCCTCTTCCATTTTGGACACCTAAAACAAGAAGATTATCAAAATCTCTAGACTTTATAGCAGATAATATAGCTTCCTCGCCATACTTCTTCTTTAGCTGTATTGCGGCACCGTGTTGCTTTTTCCATAGCCAATGTAGGGGATCGCCCTTGGTCCAAAATTTATAAGAAGGTTTTCCAAGATTAAGCTTTTCTGACCTTCTTAAAACAATAAACTCTGCAACGTAAGCTTCAAATGTGCAATATTCGCCAGTATGAATATGCTTATATTTGTGAGTTTCTGACCATTCTTTTTGGTAGTCTTGATTAAATAACTCTGGTTTCTTTGTCATAATTTAAAATCAACGCTTCCTTAAAACATTCATCAATGTGATCTTCTGTAGATATTTCTTCAATTAGTTCCGGTGTAATCCAAAGAGTCTTTTTAACGGTGGTGCCGTATAGCTTACCTATGGTTATAGTTTGCCTACTCGTTTCTCCCATCATACCAATTAGGGATCGAACCAAGTATACACCATCAGTATCGCCAGTGTCAATCTCTATTGAGTTTGATCTATACTGTAGACCAACTTTAATTACAGACAATTTATTAGTAGCACAATGTTCTTTTAATTGCATCCACTCTTTATGGTCTGGTAAATAGCATTCTGTATTATTAGACAAAGTAGCTCTAATCCAAACCTTATATTTATCTTTGCGATATTCTATTAACCACTGATCGTATGAAGTAATCATATTATTCTGGCTTTATTTTTGTAACGCAAAAGCTCTGCTTTTTGACTGATCTTTTTCTACTCTCATCGGCTAAAGTAGAAGCGTTTTGTGTCATAACCACCGAACCCTTATGTCTAGCAAATTGATCACCAGCAGTCAAAGGTTTTGGCTGAACTGATTTTTGTACTTTTGTTACGCACTTTTCAATAGACTTAATTGGTCTATCTAGATCAGTAGCTATTTGATTAATATCAACTCCAGCCTTTACATGTTCTTCAATATAAAATGTTTCAACCTTACTCAATGGTCCTCTTTTACTAGCCATGAATATAACTCCTTTGTGTCCTAGTCATATAAATTGAATTCTTTGTTTGCAGATATGTGAGATAAAAATTAAATGTGGCCTCGTTTACCCTCTTTAGCTCTGTTCTTCGCCATATGTCTCTTCTGGCCTCTGGACCCATCGGATCAAAGGGGAGATTATTATAAGTTCTCACAAAAAACTGTCTCTGATAATCCTTTTTTCCCAGGTCAACGGTAAGCATCTTGGCAAAAACCTTATCATCATCTATTGACGCTAAATTACCGGTAGCATCATAGAGAGCTTGTTCGCTCGTTAATGGGTTAACATTTTCTTTAGAATATGAATCAATAAACTTCATTTTTCACCTGTCATAATATATTTCTGCTTTTGAGTTTCGGACATTTTACTAATCTCTTTTTTAGTAGCGTTGCCAGCTAGAGATAGTGGAGATTCTGGCTGTTTGGGCTTTTTTAG